TCCCATGGGTTTCATTTTCATAATTTCTTCTTTATTTGTTTATCGTATTCATTTATAGCTATTCTTAACTTTGTTATTAAATCTTTTACATCCAATGGATCTAATGTTATTGCACAACATGTTTCTTCGACATGATCTTCAATCTCTTTTATAATAGCATAAATTTCTTTTATAGTCATTATACACCGCGTTCTGTATCATATGCGATAATATGATCTCTTCCAGATATATTATAACCATGCTCAGCTACCATTTCAAATACTAATGGATACATTTTTATTAATGTTTCTCTAGTATCTCCAGCTGGCATAACATATGTTTTATCTTTTGGTATTCCTAATTCAACTCTATATGCTTCTATTTCTGCAAGATTTTCTTCTGTTCCATCCCATACAGGTTTATAATGATAATCTTTATGAAATGCAATCATTTTTTTAATTGCATCTGTATTACATCTTAGCCTATTATGAGTCTTTACAAATCGATCATCTACTATTTTTCCTCCTGGTGTTCTAGCTCCTACTACTGGTATACTATTTGAAAATTTAGGACTTAATGATAATAAATCAATTGGATGATCTGTTTCAACATATTTACTTCCTTCAGTTTCAATAGTAACAATAATACCTCTTTCTTTTGCAAAATGTGTTATTTCATTTACCAATGCTGGATGCATTGTAGGTGATCCACCAGTTAACATCATTTCTTTTACTTGTGGATTTTTATCATATATTTTTATAATATCATTAAATGAAAATTTACCTTTTTCTGGATGTATACTTGTATACCATGAATCACACCAACCACCTTCTCCAAAATAACATCTATGAGTACAACCCGTAGTTCTAACTGCTATTGTTGGTCTTCCAAACCTACTTCCTTCGGATTGAACACACCTGTATACTTCTAATACAGGTAATACTTTATTATAATCTTCTATTCTTTTATTCACTATATATCGCCGTATTTTTACCATGCTCCATAAACTCTACCTGAGCTACTTTAACACGTTCGTTAGTTTCTGTTTTTACAAAATTATTTAGTTTATGAAATATAAACTCTGCAAACTTTTCAGCTCCAGTTGCGTTTACTTCTCTTAATTGTATAACTCCATAATCAGCTAGATTATGAAAATAATTTAACATTGGATCATCTTTTGCTACAATAACAGTATGATCAAACATATAATCCATCCATGCTTTTGGTTGCATACCATCGATAAGAGTTTTAGCTCTTTTCATACCACCAAAATCCCAAACCCAATTTCTTTCATCTAAATCACCTTCAAATGTAACTCTGAATGATACACCATAACCATGTAGAAATCTACAGTGAGTTGTTTCAGCTTTCCATTGTCTAAAACAACAACTGAATCCATCAAATATTTTTGTTGATTGATACTTAGCCATTTATAACTCTTTAATTATTTGATCCATCATATCCCCATACTAACCAATATGTCCTTCCTTTAGGATGAGGAAATAATAAATGAGATTTAACTTCATCTGCATGATAAAATTCTTCTTTATAAGAATTTTTTGATCTTTCATTATTGAATAATGCAAAATTACTTGCACCTGGATACATAGAATCAAATGAGATTCCTGTACAGTTTACTGATCGAGCATTAATAGTTTCTTTAACCATGTTGGTAAGATATTCTTTATCTTTCCAACTTACTCGATTCCAATCAAATCCTTTAACAATTTTTGCAATGTCTTTTACCATATAACTTTATTTTTTATTTAATATATTTAATATAACGAATTATTTTCAAAGTTCCAAATCTTTTTCCATCTTTTCTATAGATGCAATAGATCTTTTAAATGTATCATTATCCATGCAGGCCATTGCTTGAAATGCTCCTGATGATGCGGCGTATGAATCTTTATATTTTTCTATTGTACCTTCGATATTATTTCCATCCATTCGGAATTGTAAATCTCTTTTTAACCATTTTAAGTCCGTTTTAAGACTATGAATCATGTTGATAAGCTCGTTCTTTGTCATATTTTTTACTTTTTATTTATATATAAAGATAAGAAAAAAATCTCACATTACCAAATCTTTTTCATGCTTTTTTTAAAAAAGTTTATAAACAACTAAAATATCTTTCACCTCTATCACATAAAAATGTAATAGCATTCTTTTTATTATTATCTCTCAACCATTGAAATGATGCGTAAATATTTGCACCTGCCGAAATTCCTACAAATAATCCATGTCTTAAAGCTAAATATCTGGCTATCTTTTTGGCACAATTGGTATGTACAGTTTTTATTTCATCTAGAAAATCTAAATCTACTAGAAATTTACTTCCATCTCCTATACCTTGTATACCATGTAGTCCTTGTTTTCCTCCTGACATTACTGCAGATTCTTCTGGTTCAACTGCAACTATTTTTATTTTAGGCCACATTTCTTTTAAGAATTTTCCTGTACCCATTATAGTTCCACCTGTACCAGTTCCTGATATAAGCACGGCTGGTTCTCTTTTTTCTCCAATACCTTCTTTGTATTGATTATATATTTCTGGTCCTGTACCTATATAATGTGCTTTTATATTTAATGGATTATGAAATTGATTACAATTAAAATATCCTTCTATTTCTGATAATTCATTTCTGACATCAATAGCTTCATCAAATTCTCCTGCTCCTACTTCTATTAAATCTGCTCCATAAAATTTTAACATTTGTTTGCGTTCTTCAGACATATTACAAGGCATGACAATTTTCATTTTATAACCTCTTTCAGCAGCTAACATTGCAAAAGCAATTCCAGTATTACCTGAAGTTGCTTCTATTAAGGTATCACCAGGCTTTATAAGTCCTTCTGTTTCAGCATTATTAAGAATAAAAGTTGCCATTCTATCTTTAACAGAGCCTCCTGGATTCATAAATTCTGATTTGGCCCATACTGTGTAACCTGCTAATGTTATAGGAATTAATGGAGTGTTTCCTACGTAACTACTTAATTGTTTCATATTGGTAATTTATAATATAATTTTTCAATCCAACACATTATACGATCTCACATGCACCACCTGCACAAGCTAATTCACCTTTTAAATCTGTTTCATCTTCTTGTTCGACTATGTTTGATAAATTAACTGATGATAACGTTTCCATTAATCTATTATATGTTTCTTCATCGATATCTTCAAAAGGAGCTTGAGTATATGAACCACCATCATAAGGTAGGACAGATAAACCATTATAATGTTCTTTATTTTCCCACATCCATTCACCAGCGGCATCCCATTCATGATCTCTTAATGATATTGTTGCAGATACATTATGAGTATTTGAACCTGTTCTATGACCTGGACGTATCCATTCTTGAGCAACTTTTTTTACTCGTTCTAACAATTGAAATGGAGATTCTGTTCTCATAATTGCTCCTTCTGGTGCTTTTTGTGGTACTGATATTACTGCAGTATCATGTGGCCTGAAATATTCGTCTTCAACTAGT